CAGAAGAACTCTCTGAAATGGGAAACTCTTACTGGCGAAAAAGGTGCACCGGTTATCGCTGATGTTATTTCATTCGATTCTTCCGCACCGCAAAAGAAACGTGAAGTTATCGGCAAGATGTCAGGTGATATCCCTAAGACTGCCGTAAAACGCGGTATGAACGAAAGCGACTGGAACGAATACCAGCAACTTAGCCGGGATTGTGAAGGTGATGCAGACTTGAAATCAATTCTAGACCTTGCTTTTAAAGATCAAGACTTTGTATATAACGCTGTTCGTGGCCGTTTCGAATGGTGGTGTATGCAATTGATGTCTAAAGGTGGCTTCATTCTCAATTCAAGCAATAACAATGGCATTGTTACCGAAGAATTTGTAGGCTGTGGTATGCCTAATGAAAACAAGAAAGTTGCTGCTGTGGATTGGTCTAAGTCTACAACGGCCGACGGCTTGCAGGATATTGAAGATACCGTAGTTGCCGCTTCTGCCGAAGGTGTTACTATCAAATATGTAGTGATGCGCAAAGATAGATTTGCTCTATTGAAAAAACAGAAGGCTGTTATCGAAAAGGTTAGGGGCTGGATTAATCAGAAAGAAAAGCTGACTATCTCCAAGAAAGTTATCAATGAGTATCTTGCTGCCCAAGAGAATACGGAAGGTGTTCAGATCGTTCTTGTAAGTCCATCCGTTCGTATTGAGAATGCCGCTCATCAACGTACTACAGTAAATCCATGGGAAGCTGCCAATATTTGTTTCTTGGAAGATTTGCAGTGTGGCGACGTTCAGCATGGACCTATTGCAGCAGAACACTCTGTCGAGTACAAGAAGAAAGCTTCCACGCTGAAAAAAGACTTTGTTTTTATCAGCAAGTGGTCTGAACTGGAACCGTTCAAAGAGTGGACTAAAGCGGAAGCTAACGCAATTCCAGTAATCAATGACCCTGATGCAATGTACATCATGAAAACTGATGGCCAGGCATGGACGGAAGGTGAAGATACTGAAAAAACAGACGAAGAGGGTTATTAATCATCTATTATGGCAACAATCAGAGAAACAATACTGGAATATCCCTCCATTGAGGATATGGAAGGCTTCTTGGATAAGGTAGTCTTCGTTAAGCGGGGTATCAACTCCGAAGCAGAATGTACTGCTGAAAGCATGAAGCAAGTCGGTCTTTGTGTCGCTGATACTTATGCCATGATGGTAAACTCACCGGATTTCAGTGAAAACAAGCTTTCTATCACTCATCCTCGTTCTTTTTATATTCAGACTGCAAAGCAACTGTATATAGAGAACGGGGAACCGGAGAAGGCGGCTAAACTTGGCAAACGAATCATTATCAAAGGAAGGGCTGGTAACAGATGGTAAAACGATATCCACATACAGCGATAGTCACTATCGACGTTAACGGAAAGACAGTAAACGGTGAATGGGTTCCGGGGAAACCGATTGAAATATCCGTTCCTGGACGTTATGATCCTGTAAGTGATGGTACTGTTGTCTATAAACGTAATTCGGCTGGTGATGAAGCGCAAGTGCATGGTTATTTCTATACCAAAATTCAGCCTCAATCAGGTAGTAAGTTTTTGCGTTTGAAAATCGCTTCCAAAGGTATTGACGTACCGATTATCTGTTGGGAACCTTATCAATCACATTCAATTATCAACGTATGAAAAACGGCATGACTCCCCTATTCACCTTTGATGAAATGGAACGCTGGTTCGACCATTTTCAAAGTAAGGCAGAAGATAAGATGCTTGTTTTCCTGCAAGCTGGAGGTGAAAAGTTTATCGAAGTGGCTCGTCGGAGTGGTTCATATAAAGACCAAACAGGTAACCTTAGAAGCTCTATTGGATATATAATAGCCAAAGATGGCGAAGTGGTTACAGAAAACTTTAAGGAGGGCGACAAAGGAACTGATAAGACAACCGGTAAGTATAAAGGTCGTAGGCTTGCAGAAGAAGTCTCACTGTCGTATACTGGTGGTTATGTATTGGTAGGTGTTGCAGGAATGGAATATGCGGCTGCCGTGGAAGCTAAAGGATATGAAGTCGTTTCAGGGGCTAATACGCAATGTGAGAAATATCTAAGAGATACATTGAAATCTGTTTTTAGAAAGATTTGATTATGGATGAATTCGACGCTGTAGATATAGTCTACGATACTGTGATTACTGCAAAAACTAATGTTATGATTTACAAGGATGCATCGGAATCGGGTGTTACTAATGAACATATCGTTATCAATCACCTGCAATTGAATGAGCTCGACTTCATTAATAAAGTGCCTGTTAACGTCAATATCTTTGTCCCTTTGAATGAAAACGGCATGCCCCGACGTCAGCGCATGAAGGAACTTAGGCGTAAGGTTAGGAAATCGCTTGATTCAATCAATAGCAATGACGGTACATGTAAAGAAGTGACAGTTCTCTGGAGTGTTCCAATGCCGGACTTGAAAGAGGGCTTTGCTTGTACAAATATTAGATTAGAAATTTTAATAGATCAATAATTATGGCAGGAGAAGTAAGACCTATCGCTATGGGCGTAGGTAAAATTAAATTCGGAACAGTCGGTGACGGTGTTCCAGGAGCGGACCTCAAAGATTTTCCTCTTCCGACAAAAGGAAGTGTTGCATTTAACTTTGCAGATCCCAAGGAAGTGAAGATTGAAGTAGAAGGTAGTGAAGAACCCCTTTATGTTGAGCTGGTGAAAGATACGACAGATTATGTTGAGTTCTCCATCCCTACTCCATCCAATGAAGTCCTTAAAGAACTGGCAGGCGGTGAAGTAGATACAACAGGAGGAAAAAACATTTGGAAAAAGCCTATTAACACTCCCTCTATTTCAAAAACGTTTCAGTGCGAGACATTGCCTAAAGACGGAAAGAAAGTGGTTTATACCATCGTCAATGGTAAAATTGCCTCAAAGATTTCACAGGCCCCGGGATCAGAGCAGGCAGAGTTGTTACTTGTTCGTGTATATATGCAGTCTGCTATTACTGCAGAAGGTAAGAGACAGACCGCTTTCATGCGCGAAGTAGTTAGCATTCTTGAAGGTGGAGAAGCTCCCGCAAATGCAGCGAATATCAAGGGCGGAGAAGCTGCCCCAAGTGCAGCTAAGAAATAACTAATTGGATTCCTGTATAGCTTAGTTGGTAAAAGCGCTACATTGGTTATGTAGATACCGGCGGTTCGAATCCGCCTGCAGGAGCAAACTATTGAAGAATGGAGCCGAAAGTATTGAAAGTTAGTCGCGAATAACTGAATGTATTGCCTGGAAGTACAATGGGCTAGGCTCCTTGAGGAAATTATGAGTATAAAGAACTTATTTCAGCAAGAATCGGAATCCGTAACGGAGCAGCCTGTCAAGATTCCATTTGATTTTACTAACCGAGATTCTATTCCGAAAGGAAAGGATCCCGGTGATTGTATTGTAATAAAGCCTATCACTGTCCGGACATGGTTTAGAATTCGTCCACTTCTCCTTGAAATTGAAAAAGAAGATATTGATAAAATGATTGTTAAAGATGGTGAGCTGAATGCTGATTTTCCAGAATTGATGAATAAATATGGAGGACTACTTCTCGATGTCGTTTGCCTGGGCATTCATAACAAGCCAAGTGATCCGCCGGCATGGTTTAAAAACGCCCTCATTGACAATACGACATGGGAGGATATACGCATATTATTCAATGCAATCATATATCGCATAGGGTATCACCCTTTTTGTACCTCTATCACGATGCTTCGGAACGTGAGCCCGCTACGAGAGACGGAGATAATAGCCGCTCGGAAGAATCTGCAAAGCTGGAAGGATATAACCAAAGCAGATTCTTAGTTATTGCAAAGGAAGCTCTAGGATTAACGTTTAATCAAACGTTGGATAGTAGCTATGGATTAATAGAGATATTACTTCAGGAGTACTCATTTGTGATGAGACAGCGTAATAAGATGACTGACGAAGACGGAAATGTTGAAGGACGAGATTATGAGTGGGTAGAACTTCCGTCTTTTGATGACCCTAGTAAGACAGTCAGGATAAAGAAATATAACGATATTGCTGGAAAGGTCAAACGATAAGGTAATTTGCCATTGTGTTTATATATTAGGTTAACTGTTTTTTTATTAAATTGGTTTAGAGTATGTTTTCTAGTCCCTTGTATCTGTGAAGATATGGGGGATTATTTTTTAATCTCCTGAAGCTTCTGATTGAGAGATGAATTATCCCGCTGTAGATTCTCAATCAATCTTTTCTGATAAGCGAGCATCCCTTCAATTCTTCCTTCATCCTTGCCCTTCTTGTAAGCAGCATTGATTTCTTCTTCTGTGTAGTTCCTTTTATTCGCTACAGATACGTTCTCATTTTCCTTGGTCATGGCGCTAATGAATAGTAATTTATATTATAGAAAAAGGCTATCTCTCCCCTATTCTTTCCGACCAAGGAACATAATCTTTCATTCACACTAGGGATTATGTAGCAAAGGGAATTGATAGCCTATATTGTGATATAGTAGGCTTGTCAACTCCCTAGAGTAAAGTAAAAAATTCGTTCCTTGGTCTTAGAACACTGCAAAGATGCTCATTCTTCTCGAAATAGCCAAATTTTACCTCCTCTTTATATTTTAAGAATAAATGCTATATGGGTATTCAGAATAAAGATGGTGCGTTATATTTCGCTACAGGTATAGATAATTCAGGGCTATATTCCGGGCGTCAAGAAGCGATGGGAATCATAAAGGCAATGGCCGGTGAAATTACCGCTTTTGATGTATTCGGAGGGATTGGCATTAGTGCGGGGATCGCTTTTACTCAAGCAGCCAAAGAAGCATATAACTTCGAAAAGCAGTTCCAGCAAAGCATGAAAGAAGTTGCAACACTTTCAAGCGGAATAAAAGGCAGTCTTACCGATTTCATGAATAGTGTTATCGATATGACTAGAGAGGTTCCAGTCGGAGCCGTAGAATCAGCTAAAGCACTATATCAGATTGTATCTGCAGGACATGATGGAGCGGATGCTATGAATATTCTAAAAGTATCAGCTAAGGCTGCTATCGGTGGCGTTACAGAAACGGCTACTTCGGCAGATGCTATCACTACAATTCTTAATGCGTATAAAAAAGGAGCTTCCGAAGCAGAATCTGTTTCTGATATGTTATTTACCACAGCCAAGCTTGGTAAGACTACAATGGGAGAACTTGGAAAGAGTATTGCTCAAGCTGCTCCTATTGCCTCGTCCTTTGGCATTGATATCGAAGACGTGCTAGCAGCTGTCGTATCAATAACTAAACAAGGAGTTCCAACAGCCGAAGCTATGACTAAAATACGTGCGGCAATTATGGGAACGGCTAACCATTTAGGTGATGCAGCCTTTTCCGGACGTTCTTTCCAAGAAGCATTACAGCTCATCTATAACGAAGCAAATGGAAGTACCACAAAAATGAAAGAGTTATTAGGTACTGACGAAGCTTTACAAGCCGCCCTAATGATAACCGGACAGAATGCAGTAGGTGCTGCGTCCGATCTGGATCAAATGAAAAATGCAACAGGTGCAGCAGAAGCTGCTTTCAAAGAAATGTCTTCATCAACCGAGAATCAAATGAAGCTTCTTAGTAATAATATAACAGCAGCCCTTCGCCCGTTAGGACAGGAAATTTTGAAAGAGATATCCAGTGCGGCGCAATCTATGAATGAAGCCTTTGCTGACGGAAGCGCTCAAGAAGCATTGAAAGAAATAGGAGCATTAATAGTTGTTGTTACGACTGCCCTTGCAGGATACAAAGGCAGTATTCTTGCTGTAAGTACTGCTAAGCAAGTATATGCAACGGTAACAGCAATTGTAAATCGACAGCGTGCTATTGAGGCCGCAGATTTAGTCCTAAAGAAAGGCTTGTATGCTATTGAGGCAACAATGATTGCAAAGAATACATCTTCTCGAATCTTATTGACAAAAGCTCTCAAAGCTCAAACTATTGCACAACTAAAAAATGCTGCTGCAATGTTAACTAATCCTTATGTATTAGCTGCAGCTGCTTTTGCTGGACTTGGCTATGCAATTTATAAATGTGCTACAGCAGAATCAGACTCCGAAAGAGCTATGAGAAAGCATAATGCTGCTATGGAGACTCAAAAAAAACATTTTGATGAATTGAGAAATAAGGCAGAAAGCCTTGTTAATATTATAAGAGACGAAACATCCAGTCAATTTGATAAATTAAGTGCATACAAACAACTTCAATCTATAATGCCAAATGTTTTAAAAAATCTTGATTTGGAGAAGATTAAAACAATGGAACTCCATGATATTTTAAAACTACTCAACAAAGATAAAAATGAGCAATATGTTATGGGGATTAAGGTTAGAGCTGTTATGAAGCAAGAAGAACTTGATGCAGCTACCGCTGAATGGCAAAAGGCTATCGATGAAGCTGAAAAAAACAGAAAAGATGGTATTGAGGATCCCGGATTAAGTATAAAAATTGGACGATTAGCCAAAAAGAAGAATGAAGCTGCAGAGCCTGCCCGTCTTGCAAAAGAAGAAGTAGAGAAAATAAATGAAATTCAGAAGAAAGCAAAGGAAGAACAAAAGAAAGAAGAAGAAAAAGCAGCCATTCAAAATAAAGCCTTTTGGACAAAACAAAAAGATGATGCTACGAAAGCATTGGAATCAATCGCTTCAGCACAAAAGAAGCAAATGGATGCTGGAAAGTTCAAAGGGATAGATTCTGCCGTTATTACTTCCTACAAAGAAAATATCAAGAAGCTGAAGGAAGCTGAAAAAGAATTAAAAGTCTATGATTCATCTTCCAAGCAGGACGACCAAGCTCACAAGCTCCGTGAAGAACAGGAGAAGTATAAACTCCTGCTAGATAAGCAGAATAGAGAGCAGCAGCGTATGAAAGAGGACTCTGCAAATGAACTCGAACAACTTGAAATCAACAAGCTCAAAGAGAGTAGCGAAAAGGTCCTTAGACAAAGGAAACTCAATCATAATCTAGAGTTACAGGCTATCGAGCGTGAAGCAGAGGATAAGAAATTACAAGAAATTGAAAAAGCTCGTTCAGCTTTCGAAGCTAATCCACAAAATAAAAAGAAAACCTTCAATGCATCAGCATATGTCAAATCAGAGCCAGTAAAGAAACAGTTTGATGCATTTGATAAAGTTGCTAATGAAAAAAAGGAAGTTACAAATACTAAATATAATCGTGGAGATGACTTATCCGAACTGTTGAATCAGTATCAGGATTATACAGATCAACGTCTCGCAATTGAGAAAAAGTTCAATGAAGATATTGCTACCCTGCAGGAACAACGAAAACAAGCTGTAAAGAATGGAGATACAGATCAAGTAGAACAGATTGATCGTTCCATAGCCCAGGCGACAAAAAACAAGGGAATGGAATTGATGGGCCTGGATTACGATAAGTTGAAAGAGTCTCCGGAGTATGTTCGTGCATTTGAAAATCTGAAAGAAACGTCTTCTGAAACTCTTAATTCTCTGCTGACTCAATTAGAGAATGCAAAGAGTACGGCTGCCAAAGTTCTTTCTCCGGACCAGCTTCGCGAATATACTAGTACTATTCAATCAATTATGGATGAATTGGATTCACGTAACCCGTTTCAATCATTATCTGACAAGAAGAAAGAACTAGCAGAAGCAGAGGAAGAGTTAGCTAATGCGCAAATTGAATTAGAAAATGCTAAACAGACTCAAGAAGCTGTAAAAGGTGGTGCTAAAATTGAAAATGGTGTCAAGTCCTCAAAATTCAACGAAAAGACTGGTAAGATTGATTCCACAAAAGCTTATCTGACCGAGGCACAGGCTTTGGATAAAGTAAAAGAAAAGACTTCGAGATACAATGAGGCGAAAGATAAGGTGGTACAGAAGGATGCTAAGGTAAAGAAAGCAGAGAAAGATGTAAAAGCACAGTTAGATGAATTATCAGACGCATTAACTGATGTTGGAAAATCAATTGGTGGACCGGCTGGTGAAATTATCTCATTGATTGGTGAAATAGGGACCTTTGCATTAACTGCTATGAGTGGTGTTGAAATGGCAGCAGATACATCGGCTAACGCTATCAGTACAGTTGAGAAGGCATCTGTTATTCTTGCTGTTATTAGTGCAGTAATACAGGTAGCGACGAAGATTTTCAATATGTTCACTAAGGATGATACGACCGAGAAATATGAAAAGGCAAAAGAAACATATGAATCCTACATCAACATTCTTGATCGGGTAATTGAGAAGCAGTTAGAACTAGCAGAAACTCTTACTGGAGATACTGCAAACGCTGTTTACGAAGCTGCTATTGCTAATATTAAATTGCAAAGTGAGAATGCAAAAGTATTAGGTCGGCAGTATCTAAATTCTGGTGCTTCTGGAAAGTCACATTCAAAGGGTTATGATGAAGTAGATGATATGTCCGGTGAAGGGTGGAAACAGGCTGCAAAAGCATTAGGAATGTCTGTTGACGAGTTCAAAAAGAAGATGGGTGGTCGTATGACTGGTTTGTTCGATTTAACGGATGAACAACTTGTTAAGTTACAATCGGACGCCGGCATATTTTGGTCTCAACTAGATTCAGACACGCAGAAATTTGCCGATAAAATCGCAAATGGTGTCGGACAGGTTGCAGAGGTATTGGAACAACAAATTGCTGATACAACTCTTATTGATTATGCTTCTCTTCGTTCTGACTTTCAAGATCTACTAACAGACATGGATGCTGATAGTGCTGATTTCGCCGACAATTTCGAAGAATACATGAAGAATGCTATCGTAAATTCTATGCTTAAAGAAGAATTCATGGACAGCTTAATGGCTTGGAGAGAAAAACTTAACGATGCTATGGATGACGGTATGACTGAAGATGAGTATAATGCACTGAAGGCAGAAGGGCAACAGCTCTCTAATGAAATGAAAGCAAAACGAGATGCAATGGCAGAAATGTTCGGCTGGAATGATAACGACGATGAGCGTGAGGCATCAAAGAAAGGATTTGCTTCAATGTCGCAAGATTCAGCCAACAAACTAGATGGAAGCTTTGCTGTAGTGACTTCGCATACCTATTCTATAAATGAGGAAGTTAAGAGTATTAATTCAGGAACAGAGAAAATAGCAGAGAAACTGTCATATCTCATAAATATGGATAAGAATATAGCTGAAATGCTTCGGTGTAATGATACTATTGTTTCCCATTTATCGGATATCTCCAATTACACATCTAACCTTGTGGAAATAAGAGAGTTCATGTACGCTGTAAAGCTGGGAATAGACACGTTAAACACTAAAGGTATAACACTTAAGCGATGAAAGGGCAATTACTAATAGACAGAATAGATGCTTATATCAGTTTGGGCATATGTATTACAAAGGGAAGTTATAATAACCTGGTAGTATTTCCAACCATGAAGGAACCGGACAAGAATGATTGGCCGGAAGAAGACGGACAGGAATTTGATCTTTCTAGTCCTACATTGGATACGGCTGAAGTAAGCATTGAGTTTGCATATATAGGCAGTTTGGGTATTGGTGGACTGATTGATATACTTTCTGACTTGAGCTATCATGAATTTTACTTTCCCTTAATCGATAGGACTTATAATCTACGTCTGTCTTCCCAAAGCAGCTATGTTATTAATCCGGGCCTTGAAGTTGCTAAATTTATTTTTAGTAACGACTTCCCCCGAGAAGTCGATTACGAATACCATGAGCCCGTAAATGAGCTTCCAATGCCTAAAGGTTACGAGATTGATGACAAAGACTTATCCGATTATGGCGTAGTCGTATTGCAAGGTAGCAATGCTGAAATACTAAAGGCTCCGACGGTAAAAAAGAACCTATTACAGAATTTCAAGCGTCAAGACGGGGCAATCTACGATGGTGAAGTTGTGAAATTCCAAACCAAAGAAGTATCTCTCAAATGCCTGATGCGGGCCGGGACGGTTGAATTGTTCTGGCGTAATCACGATGCCCTACTCCATGATTTAACACGGCTATCTGCTAAAGTCGATGATGAAGGATATGAGTATTCCGATGCGGAACGTATATTTTATTGTGATGAATGGAGTGAAAGCTATCCCTGCTATTATAAGAGTTGTCAGACGAATGATTTCATGCTAAATAACGGTGTATGGTGGGAATTTACCTTGAAACTCGTATTTACCAGCTTCCGGATCGGAGAAACGGAGTTCTTGCTTTCATCCGAAGCGGGCGAATTTATCATAACAGAGGA